ATCGACTGTTCTAGCGTCTGTTGCAGGTTGGTTTCGTTAATCGTAACAATTGCAGCTTGTGGTGACATGAATTTGTCTCTTTGTCCGGGTTTCTTACTTTATTGGGGCGCAGCGCGGTGCTTCAAGGCTTATCGTCGCGATCCGGCTATTTCCCGCGCAAAATGCGATCCAGCATCCAGCCGGGCAGTAAACGGCGCAACAGGCTCATACCATGGGCGACAACGGTCACCGGGTAGCGCAGGCGCGGATGCTTACTCTCTAAAGCATGGCGCAACTTCGGCAAAATTGCTTCGGGTGGCAGCGTGAAACGGGCGGCAATTCCGGGGTTCTTCACCGGTTTATCTGACTGCCCCTGGCTGACGTTATCGGTAAAGCGGGTCTTAATCGGACCTGGTTCAATCAGACTGACGCGAATGCCGCTGCCGTGCAGCTCCATGCGCAGCGCATCGGACCAGGCTTCCAGCGCATATTTACTGGCGGCATAGGTGCCGCGACCGGGTGTGGAAATCAGCCCTAAAACCGAACTGGTATTCACAATCCGGGCCTGGCCACTGGCGCGCAATGCCGGCAAAAGTAGGGTGGTCAGCTGGTGGGTGCCAAACAGATTGGTGGCGAACTGCTGCTCCATCTGCTGACGTGAAATGGACTCAAGCGGGCCATACACGCCGTAGCCGCCGTTATTAAACAGGCCGAACACGCGCCCTTGGCTGAGGGTAATGATTTCAGCGGCGGCACGTTCCACGCTCTCGCTGTCGTTCAAATCGAGCTGAATGCCGGTAAAGCCCAGTTCATTCATCCGCGCCACGTCTGCCGGCTTACGACAGGCCGCATAAATGTGATAGCCACGACGCAGTAAATCGTTGGCGGCGACCAGGCCAATTCCGCTGGAACAGCCGGTTATTACTATGATTTTTTGCATAACTTAATACATCCTTGATTAATATGAAAAATTATTAATAATTAATGATTTAACCAATTTATGTATGCCTTAAGTGTCTATGAGTTGACACTCTCTGCCGCCATTTTGTCGCCATTTAATCCGCAGTCACATCAATCATAGCCAGCGGATTTTTTGTCGTTGCATCTTCTAAATGATCGGGCGAAAAGTGAGCGTAAATCATCGTCATTTTGATGTCTGTGTGGCCCAAAATCTGTCTCAGCACCAGAATATTTCCGCTGTTCATCATGAAGTGGCTAGCAAACGTATGACGCAAAACATGCGTTTTCTGACCATGAGGCAGTTCAATATTAGCCATCTTCAGGACTGTATTGAATCGCTTGGTCACATCTTTAAAAAGCGCTCCCTGCTTTTTGTTGATCTCGCCAAATAGCTCTTTGGTAATTGGTACGGATCGATTCTTACCGCTTTTCGTATAAGCGAAATTGATTTTGTAGGGGATGACCTGAGAACCTCTTAGGTTCAAAGCCTCTCCCCACCTGCAGCCAGTGCTCAGGCAAATCTTCACGATAGTAGTCAAATCGGCATTGTCATATGCCTCACAAGCCTTAAGTAGTGCGTTCACCTCGGCAATGTTCAGGAATGATAGCTCTTTTTCTTTAATCCTGAATGGTGGAACGTTCTCGATAGGATTGGGGTATTTAATATGGCCAAGTTTTTTTAACGTGTTGTATACGGAAGTGAGGTAAGTGCATTCGATATTTATTGTAGATAGCGCGGCCGGTAATCTAAACCGGTTACGTTTTTTGCTAAAGACTTCACCGCTAATTCTCTTTCTTCGATATTCTGATATGTCGAAAGGGGTAAGGTCCGCAGCGATGGGATCGCCAAGAGCTTCACAAGTTCTGTTTAAATTTTGAAAGCGTAATTTCTTGTTTTTGCCGTCAGCTAGTGTGACGCCATGCAGTTCCCACCACAGTTGAATCAGTTCACTTAAGAGGCGGGTATCATCTTTCTCGCCAAGCCAGGGCTTAGCGTCAGTCTCAGACATGGTGTGCTTTTCGAACGCAACAGCCTCGCCTTTCGTTGAGAACTGCTTTCTAACCCTGCGTCCAGAACGTCCGGCAGGATAGCATTCACACAGCCACTTACCGCTATCAAGCTTTCTAACAGACACTTGATAACCTAAGAATAACTGACGGTCATAGATACACGTCCGACAGGTGTAATATCATCAAGGTTACATTCAAACGAGATTTCATTATCACTGACTCTCAACTTTTTATTTGGGAGTCGGGAAAGTTTTCGCAAGCTGCTATTACCATCAATCTCAACAAGCCATAAGCCATCATTAACATCGCCAAATGACGATTCAATAATATATCGGTTCTGACCATCAATTAACTGTAGTGGTTTTTTAATGTCTTTTTTTAGGAAGGACTGATCGAACAAGGTATGGCCTACCTGCTGAATCTCTCCATTCACCAACTGAATGCTATTGATGCTAATCACGTCCGATTCTTTTGGATCAAACGTGGGGCCTTTGCCTGTCATTAGCCATGGAAGTGAGGCTTTGGTCTCGACGGAACAAAGTATGACCCAATCGAAAGGAAAGGTATCTCGCATGTAACGGTTGGCTAAAGTGCTCTTAGAAATCCCAAGATGGTCCGCTAACTGCTGTCTCACCCCAAATCCATAGGCTTCCATGATGCGCTCTATGGCATCCCTACCACCCGACTGAGGTGTTAGTGTGATCTCACTTGTATACTTTGTTGTTGACATGACCAATCTAAGATCCTATCTTCTCTGTGTACCCAAATGCGACCTTGTGTACAGTTAATGTAAACTCAACGTATCCCAACAAGAGAATATGCCTCATGGCGACCATGATTTCAATTTATATCCCAAAAGCGAAACTTAGCCCTAAGGAGTTCGCAGAACTGCACGGTATGAACATCCGCACTGTACGTTTATGGTGTGAAAAGGGGATTCTTACCCAAGATAAGAAGTCCAATAAACACAGCAGAACATCCATCCATTACCTCAAATACATTGAGCGTCAGACCCGCCAGGCAGTTGGGCACAATCGCTTCCAGATCATCGTGGGCCATGAATCATCCTGTACCCAATAGGGAACTTTAGAAATGTTTGATTTTCAGGTTTCCAAACACCCACATTTTGACGATGCGTGCCGGGCGTTCGCGCAGCGTCATAACCTGGCAGATGTAGCGGTTGAAGCCAGCATGAACGTGCAGATGTTGCGTAATAAACTCAACCCCGATCAAAAGCACCAGCTGACCTGTGCGGATCTTATGCGGCTGACAGATGTTACTGAGGACGCAAGCCTGCTTGATGCGCTATTGGCTCAGATGCACTGTCTGCCATCTGTCCCGGTTAACGAGATGACGGCAGACAAGCTGGATATCTACGCACTGAAAGCCACAGCTGAGGTTGGCCAGCTAGCAGCATATGCAGTCTCAGGTGGTCGAATGACAGCTGGCGGTAGAAGTGCCCTTGTTACCAGCATAAATGCCGGCGTTCGTTATCTGTCATTGGCAGCTCTTGCAGTGCAAGCGCGTATTCACAGTAACCCCACGTTGTCATCCACTGTAGACGCAGTAAGTGGTATCACTGCTTCTATCGGTCTGAGTTGAGGGAACTATGGCTTTTTCTGTAGCACCTCTTTTGAAGCGTCAGAATCCCTCTCCATCTTTCGGTAATGGCTGGATCATGGGTGAGAAGGGCAGGCGCTGGCATCCGTCAATTTCACAGGCGGAATTACTGGCAGGTTTAACTACCACAGGGAGTAAGAGCAAATGGCTATCAATGCTGAACAAGCTATTGTCCCAATGACGGCAGGTGAACGCGTCAAAGGCCTGAGCCACATTGCAAATCTTCGTACAAAAGTTTTCGGTGAAAGCTGCGGTGACGAGCTTAAGCGGTTCATGTTTGATATGCGCGATAAGCGCGATGTGTATTTCGAAAAGAATAAGCGTGCGCTGGCCGCAATATTCTTTTTGGCAAACCTTAAGTCAGAGCGTCATGAATGTGACTTTGATGAGCTGACGAGTGATGAAAAGTACGCGCTGATAGGTGCAATGAACCATTTTCGTGCAGTCGTGAGCTTATTTCCTAAGAAGCTTTCACTACCTAATTAAGTAACCAACCGAAATTAAAGGCGTAAACCCGCCGGGCATTCTTTTGCCTTAAATCTGGAGAGAGTTAATGAGAAACATTGAAACGAAAGTAATGAAAACCACCCCTGAAGCGATCGAGTCATTGCTGAATACTGCACGTATGGATGAGCGCCGTAATCGTGCAGTTGTCTTTTCATCTCGCCTTAATTTCCTTGCGGAAAAAATTGCCAGTGGTGCGGCGAATTCTATTGAAGCCGCTGAACTGATTCGCGAAGAAGCTGAAGAGATTCAGAAACAGGCGCAGGAACTGCACTAATGGCTGATTCAATGGATTTAGCGCAGCAGCGCGAGGCTGAGAATCTGGCCCGCAGTCTGGCAAACGTGATCAATCGCCCTGTGAAGATTAGCGCGTTCTTCTGTGAAGAATGCGAGGCTCCGATCCCCGAAGAACGCCGCAAGGCACTAACTGGCGTGACGCTGTGTGTGACCTGTAAACAAGTTGAGGAGCTGCACGCATCTCATTTCAGAGGGGCCTCTGTATGAACACCGTTTTGAAGTGGGCTGGCAGTAAGTCACGCATCATGGCTGAGATTAATAAACACTTGCCGGCGGGCGATCGCCTCGTTGAACCTTTCGCGGGTTCATGTGCTGTGATGATGAACACTGATTATCCTGCTTATCTGGTGGCGGACGTTAATCCAGACCTGATTAACCTTTATCGTCAGATTAAAGATAACTCTCAGCAGTTCATTATTTTGGCATTCCGGGCATTTGCGGAAAATCGCACGCAGGAAAGTTATTACACGATCCGCGAAGCATTTAATCATCATCTTGGTCTGCCATTGCTGGAACGCGCTGCCTATTTCCTTTATCTGAACCGCAATGGCTATCGCGGCATGTGTCGCTATAACCAGAAGGGCAATTTCAATATCCCCTTTGGTAATTACACTGAGCCGTATTTTCCGCTGGAAGAAATCAAAGCCTTTGCAGAAAAAGCAAAACGGGCAACGTTCGTTTGTGCTGATTTTACTGAAACGCTGAACATGCTTAAAACCGGCGATGTGGTTTATTGCGATCCTCCATACGATGACACCTTTGCGGATTATCACAGTGGAGGCTTTGGAAAAGATAAACAGTATGAGCTGGCATCTGTCCTGAGTGATATGGCTACCCGCCATCCGGTCATCGCTTCCAACAGCCACACCCGCCTGGTTAAAAGTCTCTATCGCCAGTTCGACCTTCATCAGATTACTGTCCCGCGCAGCATTGGTGTAGCCGCTGGAAGGGGCAAAAACGCGGAAGAGATTATTGCCGTCAGCCGGCCGATTGGCACGGCGGTGAAGCATGCTAACCCGCAAATTTATCCTGGGCTATTAAGCGAGATTGCATTGTGATCCATTATCACGGGGGACCAATCACGCCAGATACCTGCGCGCTGAAAGCTTGGAAAGGTAGGCATGCGTTTATCAGTTTTGCAAATGCATCCCAGTTGCCCCTTGCAAGTGAAATTTGCCAGAGCTTCGCGCTGGATAATGGCGCGTTCAGCTTTTGGACAAAAAATCGCGTTGTGAGTTGGAGCGTTTATTACAAGTTCGTGGCGCGCTGGGCTAACCATCCCCGCTTTTCATTTGCCATCATCCCGGATGTAATTGGCGGCAGCAGTGAAGAAAATGATGCGCTTATTGCTGAGTGGCCGCACGGTAAAGTCATTGGAGTACCTGTGTGGCATATGAATGAGCCAGATGAACGGTTCATTCGTCTGTGCCATGAATTCCCTCGAGTTGCGGTAGGTTCGATGGGGGAATACGACGCAAGAAGGCCCAAAGATTGCGGCGCACGCCTTCGCGATCTAATTCGTCATGTTGTAGATGAAAACGGCTATCCAATCGCTAAACTGCACGGATTGCGAATGCTGAATAAAAGCTTATTCACTCAAATACCTTTGTCCTCTGCAGACAGTACGAACGTAGCGAGAAACATAGGTATTGATAAAGCTTGGAACAAAAGTGCTTATGCTCCAGCAAGTAAAGAAACTAGGGCTTCTGTGCTTGTTGAGCGTATTGAGTCAATGAACAGCGCCAGTTCTCTTAATTATGATGCCGTAAAAGATATATTTACTCCCCAACTGGCATTTGAAATATGAACCGCCCAACTACTTCACAAGAATGGGCTTATGCCTGGAACGCACCACGGCAGGCCATCGCCAGCCCATACCTCACCTATGAAGAAATCTTCCGCCGTGATCAACTGATCGCGGCCGTTTCGCATGCACGCGAATTGCTGGAAGCCCAGCCCGCCCTGGTGCGTATCGATGTTAACCGCCGCCTGAATGAGCTGGAAAAAGAGCACGGAGTTCAGCGGGCCAATGCCTACTTAACGAAAACCTTCGTTGAGCGGACATTGCCACGCCTTGAGCTGGTGAATGCGCAATATCGTCTTGGCGAAATGCATCAGGGCACGTTCACAACACTGGCGGAGAACGCCGGAGACAACAGCCGTGCTGCTACTGCTGCCGGTACGTTATGGGAGGTAATGAGACGATTTAACCGTCTGCCTGAGATGGCCCGCGCCGACGTTGATTTGCTGGCCGGCGACATTGCCAGCTTTATTCTGGCTGAGATGGTACAGGCGCACGGCCAGGGCAGCGATGAATCCGACTACAAATACACACACCGCATCTACATGATGGCGGCAACCATCACGCGTGAACTGAAGCAGACCCCGCCACTCTGGGAAAAGGTCACCTCCCGTCTGTTTGACCCGGAAGAAGTCACCCCGGCCATTATGCGGATGCAGACTGAAAAATGGTGGAAAGGCCGCCTGCGCCGCATTGCCGCCTCATGGCGTGAACACCTTCAGATTGCCATGGCTAACGTCAGCAAAAAACATACTCCGTATGCCAGCAGCATGACCGTGATCGAATGGCGTGAGCAGAAACGCCGTACCCGTGAATTCCTCAAAGGGATGGAGCTGGAAGACGAAGAAGGCAACCGCATCAGCCTGATTGAAAAATATGACGGCAGCGTGGCGAACCCCGCGATCCGCCGCTGTGAGCTGATGACCCGTATTCGTGGCTTTGAGGATATCTGTAACGAGATGGGCTTTGTGGGGGAATTTTATACCATCACTGCACCATCGCGGTATCACGCCACTATCAAAACTGGCTACCGCAACCGCAAATGGAATGGTGCAAGCCCGGCAGACACTCAGCATTATCTCTGCAATGTTTGGCAGAAAGTCCGCGCAAAACTGCATCGTGAAGATATTCGCATTTTCGGCATTCGTGTAGCTGAGCCGCATCATGACGCTACGCCTCACTGGCACATGCTGATGTTTATGCTTCCAGAAAACGTGGACCGCGTACGTCAAATCCTGCGTGATTACGCCTATCAGGAAGAGAGTGATGAACTGACTACGGATAAAGCCCGCAAGGCCCGCTTTCACGCTGAAGCCATCGATCCCGATAAAGGCAGTGCGACGGGCTATGTGGCGAAATACATTTCTAAGAATATCGACGGATACGCTCTTGATGGTGAGTTTGACAACGAGAGCGGGAAAGAACTTAAAGAGACTGCGCCAGCCGTTTCAGCCTGGGCGGCACGGTGGCACATTCGCCAGTTTCAGTTTGTTGGCGGTGCGCCGGTGACGGTTTACCGCGAACTGCGCCGCATGGATGACAGCGAAGCGGCTCACGGTCTTAGTGTCGAGTTTGCTGCAGCGCATGATGCCGCCGACGCTGGCGACTGGGCTGAATATGTTAACGCTCAGGGCGGGCCGTTTGTCCGTCGCGATGAGCTGGCGGTGCGCACCTGGTATCAGTCATCGGAAGAGTGCAACGAGTACGGCGAGGAAACCGTGCGCATCAAAGGCGTATACGCCACATCAGTTGGCGAAGACACCCCAATCCTGACCCGTCTCGTACAGTGGAAAATTGTCGCGAAACGGGCCGTTGATTTGGGGGTTGACCTTAAGGGTGCGAATGCGCCCTCTCGGAGTTCTGTCAATAACTGTACGGGGAGATCGGGATCTGAGGATCTGATGATACCGGAAGGTATGCCTGATTTGGACTTTGGAAGTATGAGCAGGAAGGAACGGCGCAAGCAGTTGACCAGAATACGTTCCGAACAGCCTCAAAAGTCAGCCAAAGTGTTCAAGCGTTCGGATAAGAAAGAGGCCGCATGCATTCGTGTGATTGAACAGGTGCGTGATCTTAGTGGCGAAGTTATAAGCCGCGGACTGGCCTCACGTTTGGTTGATGGAACTGAAACGCGGATTGGTGGGATGTGGTTCAGCAGTACTTCACAAGGTGAGCTGTTACTGCCCCGCAAGAGAACCAGTGCAACAGAGTTACTTACCAGATTTCATCTACTTGCAGAGAAGCAGAGAGGTAAACCTATGTAATCAAAAAAGCTAAGGTTAATCCTGGTGAAGGGTAAAAATCGTTTCACATTTGATGAGACTTTATATACTGTACATGCATACAGTGTTTGCTTTGGGGAGGGAGAATGAAAGATTTTTACATGGAGTCTATTCGGCTGCAGCGCATTGATTTGATTACACGTTCATTGGTCAACGATCTCTACAATGATGACGACAAAGAAATTGCCATGGTCTGGGTAGCTGAGATGTTCACGGGGATTGTGGATGAGATTCGGGATCAGAAGATTGGCGGACGAAAGAAGTTAGGTGAGGGCTAAAATTCAGATGATAAACAGTAACAGCAGCTTAGAAAAAGATGGTGACGTATGGCCAAGCGCGACGACAATTATCAGATAATCTATCGCGGTGACACACTCACAAAATACGTTCCTGGCGGATGGGTTTTCTTCCAGCGCCCAAAGAAGAACGGTGGAGGTTACTGGTTAGGCAGGACTATCGATGGCGCATTCATGTTTGAGTTTTCAGAACCTGTTTCACTCTCACAAGGTCTTTTATATCTTCAACAGCTATCTTCAGACGTGACAGAAAATCTGCCAGCTGACGATGACTTTTCCTTGTTATAGCTGATGCAAGGGCAGTGCATGCCTATGCTGCATGAGTTCGCATGATCCCGCGATGATCGTTTTACCTGAAGCCCGCCAGCAATGGCGGGCTTTTGCGTAGGTCATGCAGTGCATGAAAACCACTTCATAAAGCGGGCAGGCGTGGCGGGGGTACGAGCGCGCGCAGTGACTTCCATACACCCAAAATGTAGAGTATTATTAAAGAAAAATTAAGGATAATCCGATGTTAAAGTATTGGGTTTCATGGGGGTGCTTGTTTGTATTGCTCATGACTATCATTGGTTCAGTTCCATTTTCTCCTATGGAGAAATGGTGGTTTACTGCCAATTTCATGTCAAATGTTGGCATCATCAAAGCATTATTATCAGTGTTTATTTTGTGTCTTGTGGCATACCTACTTCTAGTAGGAGCCGCGCACAAGCGTTATTCTTTCAAAGTTGAACAGTTAAGCTTTGGTGGTATTAATGTTCTATTTGATAATTCCGACATTTTGTTCAAAAAATCAATAAAGAATTATTTTGATACGAAGCGCACCGTTTTTAAAATTAATCCAAATTATGATGCCTTTGATGAGGTGTTGAACTCTTATTTCGAATGTTATAACTTCATTAGAAGTGAAATGAAAATACTTAATATCAAGAGAAAAAGAGATAAAGATCTTTACTTGATTTCCAATGAAGCCCTTAAAACGCTCAATGATTTTTTGACACAACATCAAAATAATTACAGGCGGTGGCATAAATTTATATCTGAAAAGGATTGTGTGCAAACGCAAGATCAAGATTCAGAAGGTAAGATTATTTCCTTATCCTACCATTTGACCCCTATCGGCACAATTCAAACACATTATTACCATTTTGCTAAGATTGTTGAGGGTTTTATGGATGTGAATGATTTTTTCAAAAAATCTTTTGCTATTAAATTTGAAATTGAAATTGAAAAATGGGAGTAGTGATGCACAAGACTTTTCTAAGTTATCATCATGCGAATGAGCAAGACCTCAAAGATGATCTTATTGAGAAATTTGGGGGGGAGTCATTTATAGATAAATCTGTTAGTGATGGGGATATAAGTACAACTATCAGTGAAGAAAGTATCATGAGAAAAATCCGTGAGGAATACCTTGAAGATTCTACTGTTACTGTGGTTTTGATTGGTAGGGAAACAAAGCAAAGAAAATTTGTTAACTCAGAAATACAAGCTTCCTTATGGGGTGATGGTTATAATGGGCTAGTGGGAGTCATTCGAGATGATCTTTACGATAGCATCTTTTCTCCTGCCACATGTTCTGATGCGAGTTGTGGGTGCTCAATGGGTCTGAGAACTCCAGGTGTCGGTTATGATTTATATCTTCCATACCTTGTTAAGAAAAATCATGTTTATGAAAAAACAGTGCCACATTATAATGACAGTGATGTCTTTTGCTCTTTGGTGAGATTTTCACAATTTGTAGTTAATCCTGAATATTTTATAGATCAGGCATTCGACAAAAGAAAAGCTATGGTTCCTGCTGCAAAAAGAAATTCCGCAGAAGTTCCAGCAATTAGAAGTAATTCACTGTTTGGATTTTGAATGAGAAAAGGAACTCCATTGAAATGGGGTTCCTTTATCATAGTCTAAATATCATTTACTCTAATGAGTACAGTGTAAAATTGATTACGTCATCACCAATCCAATGATTAAGTTCTTCTAACCGTTTCTGTATGGGAATTAGTTCGTTCCTTACAAACACCCGACTAGCCTTCTCAACATCACCAAATCCCCCAACATTACTTGGCATGATTCCCATCATCTGAGGCGGTACTCGGTGCGCGGCCATCATGTCATCGCGGCTGACATTCTTGATACTAAGAAATTCATCTTTCGCTGCCACCTCTGACAGTGGGATGATCTGAATGCCGTCCTTCTTGCCGCTCGGCGAGTACATAAACAGGTTACGGAAGTTGCCTGGCCCCTTGGCTCCTTTCATCGCCGTACGGATGTTATTCACGTCCTCCTGACTCTGCGCCGGGTCGGTCATATACATGATGAAGCCCGCATGGCTGCCGTTCATGTAGTACTTACGGCGGAACAGCGTGGCCGACTCATTCAGCAGCGTGGAAGGAATGGCTGACAGGTACTCCGGCAGACCGTAAACCTCCTGATTCAGATCCGGTTCCATCAGGTGGAAGATGCTGCCTTTGGTGAATTCATACGGCTGCGATGTCAGGCCGTACTGCACAAACCAGTAGGTATCCAAATCAGTTCCGCGCCGGGTAAACTTTGCCAGTGCCGGCTCCAGCGATAAAACGCCGCCAAGCCGGTTAGTGCGCTTTTCCAGATAGGCGTTACCAAAGACCAGATAGTCCTGAACGAAACGGCTGAACGCCTGCTGGCTCAGGAGCGGGTGCGGGATAAAGGTGCTGGTCAGGATGTTGCGCTTAACAGCAATCGGCGAACTGTGGTGAACGGCCGCGCGAAACGTGCGCGCTAACCCGTCAAAGCTCACCGGCGGCTCATACCACTTATCCATCACCACGCATTCGACGTAATCCAGCAGCTCCCGCCGGTCCAGCACCGGCACCGGATCGCCAAAGGTGAACGCCTCCGCGTGCGGCTGTTGCGGCGCGCTGGCCTGAACGGTTCGGGTAATGGCCTGCTGGCCGCTGCGGTTCCTGCGTTTGCTCATTTAAAAAATCTCCACGATGTTGCTGGTGTGTGCGGCTTCACCCTGAAGCGGCTCATTGGAAAGGGCGTGCATGGTTGCCCAGGCTAAATCGGCGTGGCTGGCTTCTTCGCTGCGGCTGGCTTCATAGGTCGGACGGTTGCCGCTGGCGGTTGTTGCCCGGCGGATAGCCATGAATGACTGGGCGATGTCGGTGTGGCCCGCGTCGAACTCCAGACGGCGGTGGCTGATGATGTCGTATGCCTTAAGCACCAGGGCGTTTTTCACGTTCGGGTTATAAACAAACTCTTTTACCGCCGGGAAAAACATCTTCACGTTCTCATAGACGCCATGGCCCACACCGGTGGAGTCAATGCCAATGTAGGTCACGTTGTACTGGCGGGTAAGCTCTTTGATGGCATCGGCCTGCGCGCGGAAGTCCATACCGCGCCACTGGTGGCGCTCCAGAATGCGGAATTTGCCGCCCGGAACGGAAGGGGGCGCAATCACCACGCATCCGGCGCTGTCGCCGTGCTGCGTGCCTTTGGCCGGGTCATATCCAATCCAGACTTCACGCCAGCCGAATGGACGCAGTGCCAGCGCCTCAAAGTCCTGCCAGACTTCCCAGCTGTCCACCATGCACGCCTGCAGATCGGCAAGCGGGAACACGGACGCGAGGTCGTCGATAAACTCACACATCAGCAGGTTCTGATATTCCGGCGGGCTGTACTCCAGGCGTAGCTGGTCGATATCGAACAGGTTGCAGCCACCACGCACCGCATCCTCAACGGTGACAATCTGGCGGAACTGGCCATCATCGCAAAACTTGCCCGGCGACAGGAAGCCGTGCGTAAGGTCGATGTCCACGCGATCCGTTTTGGCGCGGCCGCGGTTGAACAGGGCGCCGGACCAGAACGGATAAGCGCTGTGCGTCAGGCTGGACGGGGTGGAGAAATAGGTTTGCCGCCACTTTTTGTGCAGCGCCATACCGGACGCCACCTTGCGCAGCTCTTGGAATCTCGGGATCCAGAAGTATTCATCCAGATAGAGGTTTCCGTGATAGCTCTGCGCGGTACGGGCGTTGGTGCCAAGGAAGTACAGGCACGCGCCGTTACTGAGCGTCATCGGGTCGCCCTTCAGATCCACGTCCACCTCACGGGCAAACTCAATGATGTACTGCTTAAAGACGTGCGCCTGCGCCTTACTGGCTGACAGGAAAATCTGGTTGCGGCCGGTGGTTAGCGCATCAATCAGCGCTTCGCGGGCAAAGTAGAAGGTTGCGCCAATCTGGCGCGACTTCAGGACGTTGCGGATGCGGTGCTTGTTGCCCGCTTCCCACCAGTTGCGCTGATAACCGAACATCGAGCCGTGGAAAACCTCCTGCAGCTTTTCAATCTGTTCGTCGCTAAAGACGTTTTTCTCAGGCGGCTTACGCGGGCCGCTGTTGCGGTTGGCCACCTTCGGGTTCAGATCCGATTCATTCCCGCCGTTGCTGAACTTATCGATGCGGGCGTGGCGCTCGGACTGGCGCGCCAGCAGGTCAATCTCCTTGAAATCTTTCCCTTCTTTCTGCTCCTTCATAATCAGCTGGCAGTAACGTGCGGCGGTGGTCAGCTGCATCTGATCAAGCGGGCCATAGTCTCCCCACTTGTCGCGCTTCTTCCAGCTGTGAACGGTTGCGGGTTTCTCTCCCAGCATTTCAGCAATGCGGGCGATGCGGTATCCCTGAAAGTACAGGATAAGAGCCTGTCTGCGGGGATCGAGGTCTGCGGGCGTCAGTGTTGTATTCATTGCCCCAAAATACGGCCCCGACGCCGCCTTTTCTGCCGCATCTGATTGTGTGGTTCCCCCCACAATGCCAGCCCGTTGTTTCAGACCCCCCATCACCGCAAACATAAGGCCTCACAGAGTTATTTCTCAACGGAGCCTGGCTCATGACGGTAAAAGCAAAACGTTTTCGTATCGGGGTGGAAGGTGCCACCACGGACGGACGCGAAATCACGCGCGAATGGCTGGAACAGATGGCCGCCGCGTATAACCCGGAGTTGTACACAGCCACGATCAACCTTGAGCACATCAAGTCTTACTCCCCGGACAGCACGTTTAACCGCTACGGCAAAGTGACGGCGCTGGCGGCAGAGGAAATCAAGGATGGGCCGCTGGCCGGAAAGATGGCGCTGTATGCGGACATCGAACCGACTGACGGTCTGGTGGCGCTGGTTAAGCTGGGGCAGAAGCTGTTCACCTCAATGGAGATCAGCCCGAAATTTGCCGACACCGGCAAGGCGTATCTGATTGGCCTGGCAGCCACTGACGATCCGGCCAGCCTTGGAACTGAAATCCTGTCGTTCAGCGCAACGGCCACGCGTAATCCGCTGGCAAACCGCAAACAGCACCCTGAAAACCTGTTTACCGCCGCCGAAGAAACGTTGATCGAACTGACGGAAGCGCAGGACGACAAGCCTTCCCTGTTCACCCGCGTTACCGCACTGTTCAGCAAAAAAGAGCAGTCCGACGATGCGCGCTTTTCTGACGTGCATAAGGCGGTGGAGCTGGTTGCCACCGAGCAGCAGAGCCTGAGCAGCCGCACGGATTCCGCACTGAGTGGGCAGGCCGGACGGCTGAGCCAGCTGGAAACGGAGTTGCAAACGCAGCAGGCCGCTTTCTCTGAGCAGGTGGCCGCATTTAACGAACTTCAGGCGCAGCTGAGCCGTCAGGACAGCCGCACCGATTATCGCCAGCGCGCGCCGGGCGGTGACGTACCGGCTGGCGGCCTGACCAATTGCTGATGGAGCAACAAACCCGATGAAACAGAAAACCCGCTTTGCCTTTAACGCCTACCTGATGCAGCTGGCACGCCTGAACGGCGTGGAGGTCATTGACCTGTCCAGCAAATTCAACGTGGAGGCGTCAGTGGCGCAGACGCTTGAAGACCAGATCCAGCAGTCGGCCGCATTTCTCACCAACATTAACGTGATCGGCGTGGCCGAACAGTCCGGCGAGTTGCTAGGCCTTGGCGTGGGCAGCACCATTGCAGGCACCACTGACACCACCGCGAAAGACCGTGAGCCAACCGATCCGACCGTGATGGCGGGCGTTGAGTACAAGTGTGAGCAGACCAATTTCGATACGGCGCTGACCTACGCGAAGCTGGACATGTGGGCCAAGTTTCAGGACTTCCAGGTGCGTATCCGTGACGCGATCATCAAGCGTCAGTCGCTGGACCGCATCATGATCGGTTTTAACGGCGTGAAGCGCGTCAAAACCTCCAACCGCGCGGAGAATCAGCTGCTGCAGGACGTAAACAAGGGCTGGCTGCAGAAGGTGCGTGAGGATGCGCCGGATAACGTGCTGGGCAGCACCACTGCAGAAGATGGCACCACCACAGCCGCACCGGTGAAGGTGGGCAAAGGTGGCGCTTACGCCAACCTG